TTGATTTGTATGGTCGCAAGCCAAGTGAAACTGGCTGTGCCGAAGAAGTTGCACTATTGCGATGGAGTTATGACCAGGTAAAGCGTGTACAACCTGGAACTGACCGATATGATAAATGGACTGCATTTATCAATAAGTATATACATCTTTACCGAACATATGAAGAGTCCTGGAAAGATACGTTTGATAAAGTGGTTGAATATGTTAGCGAAAATAATAAGATGCCCAAACAGGATGGTAGCACCGAAGAAGAGTGCCGTTTGTCGCGGTGGATAACCCGGCAAAATATGAGTTTGTCAAAACGCGAATTGACGGAAGAACATAAGAGTATTTGGGAGAAGTTTATTAACAAAGACCAGAAGTTTATTAACAAAGACCAGAAGTTTATTAACAAAGACCAGAAGTTTATTAACAAAGACCAGAAGTTTATTAACAAAGACCAGAAGTTTATTAACAAAGACCAGAAGTTTAACAGCACCGATAAGAAAGTTATTGAAACACCAGTTGAAATCAAATGCAAAGGAAAAGACCGCAATGGTGATTTGTGCCGTAATTATGGAAACCCGTTTTGCAACTATCACAATTATTTGACGGAATACACGGATGCACAACTCCAACAATTAAAATTCTGCAAAGGGTGCAACAAATGGAAGGATTTGCCTTCCGGTAAAATTCAATGTTTAACTTGTGGAGAAAGAGGTGCGGAAAACCGTGCAAAAGCCAAAACTGAGGTGGTTTTGTGCAAATCCGATGGTTGCACTTTCAAAAAATCCGACGAAAATGATTATTGCGGAAAACACCAACTGTGTTTGTTTGTAGATGAATGTTTGGCCGAAGGAATGAAACCGTGTGCAAAATATTTGAAGGGGTGTCGTGCAAAACTTGGGTCAGACTATGCGTACAAAAGTTGTCCAGAATGTTTGGAGAAGGAGAGAGAACAGGATAAGGCAAAACGGTCCGCCGTATCTGATGAAATTGTTGATGGAAAGAAACAGTGTACGGTTTGTTGTAAATTTAAGGTGGTTAATGAGTATTCAGAAACAAAAACGTGTTTAAAGTGCAGAGAAGAATTCAAAAAACAAAATGAAAAGAGAGACAAAGAACACGTGAACGAAATACAACGAATTGCATCACAAAAACCGGAGAGAAAGGCTACAAAAAAAGAGTGGGAAAATGCAAATCCTGAAAAAGTTGTATTGAAAACATTAAATTATAGGGATAGACAACACAATGAACATCAAGAAGAATATTTGAAAAGAAATTCAGAAACAATGGCTAAGTGGCGAGAAAACAATCCCGAAAAGGTGGAAGAGTCAAATAAAAAAAATTTAATCAATATTAATAAACATATGTATAATTACACACATAAATGTGAAATGAATAATATAAATTTTGAATTAACAAAAGAACAATTTGTTGAAATTGTTATAAAACCATGTTATTACTGTGAAACAATTCAAGACAAAGGTTTTAATGGCATTGACCGAATGGATAGCAGTAAAGGTTATGAGCTTGATAATTGTGTGAGTTGTTGTGATGAATGCAATACAATGAAGGGTGCACTTGATAATTCAACGTTTATAAAAAGAACGGAACATATATTAACTTATAATAAGATTATTAACTGCAATTTACATCCACGTGCATTTGCAAACCATTCTACTATTAATTATAATTCTTATAAACAAGGCGCAAAATCACGAAATTATGTATTTGAACTAACACAAAGTGATTTTGATAAGATTGTTAGTTATGATTGTTATATATGTGGTAAGCAAAATAGCAATAGGCATAAAAATGGTATTGATAGATATGATAATAGTATTGGATATACAACTGAAAATATTCGTCCTTGTTGCGGACAATGCAACTTTATGAAAAAGGACATTGAGTATGAATATTTTATAAATAAACTTTTAAAAATTTACAATTGTAGTCAAAAACAAAATTATATTCCAGTTTGCGTTCCAATTATTAATACATTAAATCGCAATCCAAATAAACCTTCACGAGATGAAATGCGTAAAATATCAACAGAAAAAAGACAAGAACGACGCAAAAATACGCGAGAAAAATATGGAGATGCAGAATATAAACGTATGCACGCACAAAAAATTGCAGAACAACGATGTAAAAAAAAAGCTCTAGAAACTCCAACAAATATTGGTTTAACTATAAACGAGTATTCAACCGATGATGAAGGTTTGTAAAACGATTTAATAAAAAAATTGATTTTGATTTTTTATTAAATTTTTAAAGGATATGCAGAATTTTTGATATCCACGACAACACCGCCACTGCAAAACACGTTGTATGTATGTCCGCTCAACTTGAATACGCGACGCCGCACATACCGGCCATCACCCTTAAAACGTTGTAAGAGTAAGCATATACTCTGACCTTAGCAGTCGAGGTTCCGGCAACGGTTCCAGAGGACAGCACCAACTGGAGTGTGGCGTTATCGATTCTGGAGAAGTTGCACGACCCTGAGGGCTGATGTTCCTCAGGCCTCAAAGCGAAAGAATACACGTTGATGCCGGTATCAGGGGCACGAGTGTGGTGCTGGAAGGGCTGAACAACGTCGAAGTAAGAACCCTCTCTCTCGGAGATACGGTCCTGTCCGTTAAGCTGGAGCTTAGCGGTGACAACGGGGTTCTCACCCCAGCAGTGGAGGTGGAGAGCAGTCTCGGCCAAAACGAAGGTTCCGGCATCGGACAACATGGATCCGGTAGGGGCAGCGCTGTCCTGGTTGAAGGCACCAGTAGCGTGCCAGTCCTGGACAGTGCTGGTACCACCAGAGACGAAGCCGTCTAAAGCGCCGGGCATCTGGAAGATACCTCCACTAATGAAGGCATTGGTACCAGAGGTCTCAGCGGGGCCTCCGAAGACGTGGATCGAGGGAGGGAGGGCATCAATGGCATCGGTGTAGTTGAAGGGTTGGGCACCTAACACCTTGAACAGAGTACTGTTGCCCTCGAGGGAGGCACAATAGTCAACGTTGGCATCGGGCTGGACGACCCAGATGAGCTCCTTGCAGGGGTGGTTGAAGTTGATCTTGATCTTATTACTGGAAGAACCAACCGACTCGTCGCCGGTGTACTGGAGCTGCTCAATGAGGTACTCGTGGGGGTTCTGGGCCATCTTTCTGCGCTCGTCGGTATCCAAGAAGATGAAATCAACGTAGATAGAAGCGGCAACAAGAGACTGCTGGTAAGCAGTGGTAACAGCCATGCCGGTGGTACTAGTGATGGAGATCAAATCCTTGACGGCCCACAAGCACTCACCGATGGGTCTGAAATCGATGTTAATCTTAACCTCGTGGTACTGGAGAGCGACCAAAGGCAGAGCAAGGCCGGGGTTTCTGCAGAACCAGAAGAGGAGGGGAATGTACAAGGTGGTCTCAGGGAGAGCCTTTCTGGGGGCACAAACCTGGCCGGGGCCTCCAGTGGAAGCGCAGGGGCCGTTGATGTCAGCGAAGGCGGGGTCGGTGATGTAGGTAAGCTGAGTGGTGTGTCCAATCATCTTGTAATAACCGGCCTGTTGCTCAGAAGACAAAGTGAGCTGGTTCCAGATGTGCATCCAGTCACCATATTGGCGGTCAATTCTCTGGCCTCCAATCTCAACCTCAACCTGGGCAATGAGCTGCTCACCGGGGTAGTCCAACCAACGGGCATAGACATCACCACTGGTGGTGTTCTTCATGGACTGGTTAATCTCGGGGAGAGTAACCTGGACATAGGTGCGGTAGGCAAGATCTCCGTTTCTGGAGATGGTGCAACTAACACGGCGACCGAAGTCGGCTTGGCCGTTGAAAGTCTGCTCGATGGACTCCATCGCGAAGTTGGTGTGGCGTCTGTAAGACACCTTCCAGAAAGTAATCTCGGGGTTTCCAGTAAGGAAAACATCTTGTGCGCCGTAGGCGACTAATTGCATTAAGGCTCCTCCCATTTTTTTATATAATCTAAAAATATAATTTCTCCTAAATCTGAGCGTATAAAGCCAAAATTTTATGATTTTCTCTACATTTAAAGGAAACCTGCGGTTTTTGTTAGAACCTTCCCTTACATAAACATAGATGCGCAATTTACAAAATACATTGCATTTGTGTAGAGACAATGAATTTATATTTCACCCCCGATACAACATTTAGGGGTTAAAATTATGAGATAAATTTGATAATATAAAGTAATAAGATGCCAACCATTTGCAAAAAAGACACTTGTAGGAACCCGGCAGTTTATGGATTTTGTTTTGGAAAACCGTTTTTCTGTTCTTTGCACAGAGAACCAGATTCGAAGAATACGAGAAGTTTGGAACCGGGATTACCAGCGGATGAAGTGGTTAAAAATTGTACAAAATGTTCTGGAAAAAACGTTTTATCCAGGTTCAAAGGTTATTGCACGCATTGTTATGTAAAATTATTCCCATTGGACCCACTTTCTCTGCAAACCGTTTACAAATCAAAGGACGATGTTATCCAAAAATTTATAGATTCCAAATTTGACGGGTTTATTCACGGACCGGGCGTAAGCCAAATCCAGATTAATGGGTTTACACTCAAAATTGTTTTTAATAACAACACAAATGTCTCTGCAGAAGACGAAAAAACCATAGTTATTAAGTTTAACCCCAATAAATATGAGAATGGTAGAAATCCGATGCTGTACACCAGGTTGCCGGATTTAGAAAAGGAAATTGGAAAACAGTTTGAGAGAATCATGAATGGATGAAATATGAGAACTACTTCTAATAATCATTTATTGTAAAATAAAAAATTGATTATATGAAATATGTTTATCCAATATATATCCAAATTTATACAAATAATCATTTATTTTTGTATCATTGGTTATGTTTTCTAATAAAATTACTTTGGGTTTATATTTGTTTAAGTTTAATCCATGTAAACATTTTAATTCTCCACCTTCAATATCTATTTTTAAAATATCAATATTTGCGATATGACTTAATTCTGTTTCTAATATTGAAGATAATTTTTTTTGCTGTACATTTATTTTTGTAATTTGTTTATTATCACACTTAAATACATTGGCAATTTCATCACTTAGTTCAATTGCCGAAAATCCTGCAGTCCAACCATTTGATTCTACCACATTAAATTCGACAGATTCTTTATTTTCATCGTAAATTGCATAATTAAACACATTTTTTCTATATTGTTGTAATAATGGAATTCCATTTGTATTCGCTTCAAAACAATATACATCCCAATCATTTTTTTCAAAATGATAACTATTTGAAATTCTTATGGGTTCAAATGCACCAACATCTAACATAACTCCTTTATAGCTATAATCTGGGAAATAACTTCTCAACACATTATCAACGTGTACGGAATCCAATATTTCACCGTGAAATTCTGTATAACTCATATAACATTACAATCTAATTGAATTTACAATTTATACCGAATTAAACTAAATACAAGATTGTTGATAATGAATGAATGAATAAAATCTAAATAATGCGTATATGAGTTTGCCAAAAGAATTCAAATTTGGTTTAACAAAGAATCAAACCAAAAAAATGGAAGAAAAAGATAAAAAAAGAAAACCACTGCTCAAAAAACTGAATAAATGCAAAACCCAGAAATGTTCAAAGCAGAATAAAAAAAGATTGGCTGAACAAAAACGTTATTTGAAAGAAGAAGTGAATCTCTGTTCCAAAATAGTAGATGATTATGAATATTATGATTGTACTAACAAATTGTATGAAAAATCAAAATACAAAAAACGGTTTGATGAATGGGTAAAGTGTGGCAAGACAAAATGTTCTAAAGAAATGGAAAACAGTTTGAGTAATTTTGTTTAAGCAAAGCAAAAAAAGAAATGGAAAACAGTTTGAGTAATTTTGT